ATCAACTAGAAGAAACTTTCCCACCCATTACACCTACACCTGATGATTCAATGGAGAAAATTATGTACAGATCCGGTCAACGCAGTGTCGTTGAATGGATCATTCGTTATATGGAGGAAAACTAAATGGCTTATACAAGTGAACAAAGACGTATTGCTAAGCTGATTGGGATTAGAAATCTTGACAGCGAGAATGATGTTAGAAAGATTAATGAGGCAAAAAATGCTGCAGTACAACTCGGCATTAGAAATCTTGACAGCCAGAATGATGTAAGAAAGATTAATGCCTTTTTAGCTAGCAACAATTCAAGTAGTACAAACGATAATTCAAGTAGTACAAACGATAATTCAACAGCGAATACAGAGCCTGCAGTTTATCAAACAAAAGTTGACGATTTGACAACTCGTATTGATGAAATGACGAAGTCAATTCAAAACCGGCAAAGCAGTTTTGATGAAAGATTTAATAACCAAAAGTCAAGCTTTGAAAAATTGATGTCTGACGAACGAGCACGATTTGCATCAAAGTTCTCTCAGCAACAAGCAGATTATCAAAATCAAATGAACACAATGAAGTCAACATTGATGGCTCAAATGAATCCAGCATCTCGCAACCCAGTTCTGGGTGTGAGGTTTGCAGGTAATAATAATAATTTAAATCGTAAAGGGATTAATACAACATTTGGTCGCTCGGGATCACGCATTCAGGGTATTAAAAACACATCATTAAATGTAACGTAAATGCACGCAAGAACTAGATATGATTATTTGTCAAGCGATCGTTCCCAGTTCTTAGAAGAAGCTAGGCAAGCATCAGAGCTTACCCTTCCATATTTAATTCGTGGTCATGAGGAACACATGACAGGTATGAAACAACTTAAGACTCCTTACCAGTCGGTGGGAGCCAAGGGCTGTGTGACTTTAGCAAGTAAATTAATGCTTGCACTTCTACCTGTACAAACAAGTTTCTTTAAACTACAACTAGATGAGAGTCAACTTGGTCAAGAGTTTCCACCAGAGATGAGATCAGAACTTGACTTATCTTTTGCGAAAGTAGAGAGGATTATTCTTGAATCAATCTCAGCATCTGACGACCGAGTATCAGTACACCAAGCTTTATTGCATTTGGTTGTAGCTGGTAATGCTCTTGTTTACATGAGTAAATATGGACTAAAGGTATATCCTCTGAACCGCTACGTAGTGGATCGAGATGGAAACGGTCAAGTGATTGAAATAGTCACAAAGGAACGTATCTCAAAAGATTTAATTGAAACACAAGTACCTAAAGAAGTACTAGAACCCAATCGCATTGATGATGATGGGGGTTATGATGATGACGTTGATGTGTACACGCATATCAAACGTGATAATAATAGATTCACTTGGCACCAAGAGGTGAACGACAAAGTAGTAAAGGGATCGCAAGGTAAAGCACCTGTTGATTTGAACCCTTGGATTCCGTTGAGATTTAACACTGTTGATGGGGAAGCCTACGGGCGAGGCAGAGTCGGTCAATTTATTGGCGATCTAAAATCCCTTGAGGGATTGTCTCAGGCATTAGTAGAAGGGTCAGCAGCGGCAGCTAAGGTTGTCTTTACTGTCAGCCCCTCCAGTACAACTAAGCCTTCTACATTGGCAGCAGCAGGCAACGGAGCAATCATTCAGGGAAGACCTGATGATATTGGTGTTATTCAAGTTGGTAAGACAGCTGACTTCCGCACTGCATATGAAATGGTAGGGACATTATCCCAACGAATTAACGATGCATTCCTTGTATTAAACATCAGGCAAAGTGAACGTACTACTGCTGAAGAAGTACGTATGACACAGATGGAACTAGAACAACAGCTGGGTGGACTATTTAGTCTGCTAACAGTTGACTTTCTTGTTCCGTATCTGAATAAAAAACTAAGTGATGCACAACGTAAGGGAGAGATCCCAAAGATTCCAAAAGATATTGTTAAGCCAACAATTGTCGCAGGTATAAATGCATTAGGACGTGGACAGGATAGAGAAAGCTTGGCACAGTTCTTGACTATACTTGCACAAACTTTAGGTCCAGAAGCTATCGCTAATTTTATCAATACAGATGAAGTGATTAAACGACTTGCAGCAGCTCAAGGTATTGATGTACTAAATCTTGTGCGTTCGATGCAGGAGGTACAGCAAGAACAAGCAGCAGCTCAAGAACAGCAGATGTCTATGCAAGCATCACAGATGAGTATTGATGCAATGAAAACTCCAATGATGGATCCCAGTAAAAATCCAGAATTAGCAGAACAACAACCACCACAATAAATTTAAATGGCAGAAGTTATGTCAATGCTCCCTGATGAAAATGCTCAGGGAGAACTAAATTCAGACGAGAAAGAGTCCCTGGCTATTGGCGAGGAGATGTCAAAGGACCAGGAGACTATGCTCGCTGGTAAATATAAAAATGCTGAAGAGTTAGAAGCAGCTTATATCGAACTACAGAAAAAACTAGGTGACGGATCTAGTAAAGAAGAACCTGAAGCTGAACTGGAAGAATCGGAAGAATCGGAAGAGGAAAGTTCAGACAGTAGTTTGTTTGACAGACTGTGGGAAGAGTCACAAGGCGAGAAGTTTGATGAAAAAACTTTAGACGAACTAGCTCAAGCTAAACCAGCAGATCTTGCAAAGATGTATCTGGATTATAGAAACAGCCAACCAACAAAAGAAATTTCTCAAGAAGTGGCAACGCAACTGAAAGACAGTGTGGGTGGTGAAGAGCAGTATGCGTCAATGATGCAGTGGGCTTCAGAAAATATGAATGAAAATGAAATAGATATGTATGATTCCGTTATGGAATCTGGTGATATGAATGCTGCATTCTTTGCAATGCAAGCATTGTCATATAAGTATGGTGACTCGGTTGGAGTAGAAGGCAGGCTTGTTCAAGGTAAGGCTCCGACCGAAACAACGAAGGGATTTAAAAGTCAAGCTGAGGTAGTCAATGCTATGCAAGACCCACGGTATGACCGAGATCCTGCTTACCGCCAAGAGATCATGGCCAAGCTTGAACGTTCAAACGTAAATTTCTAAATTATTAACCTTAACTATTACAATGAAAAAAATTATTGCACTCCTCCCTGCCACTTTGCTGGCTGCAAATCCAGTACTGGCTGGCCCCTACGCCAACGTGGAAATCAATTCCGGTTTCGCTGGCTCTGACTACACCGGTTCCGCGACAGATGTACACGTTGGTTACGAAGGTGACAACTGGTACGTGCAGGGAGGACCTGCCCTGCTTGCTCCTGACAATGCTGATGGTGACATCGAACTGTCTGGTAAAGCAGGTGGCTCGTATGGAATCAACGATGCACTTTCTGTATACGGAGAGGTATCTTTCCTGACTGGTGATACTACCAGCTATGGAACTAAAGCAGGTCTGAAGTATAACTTCTGATGAATGATACACAGATCTGGCCTACAGAACCACGCATGTATATGGATGAAACTAAAGTGAATCACAACGTTAATGCTGAGCTGCTCAATGGGCGTCTGGCAATGCTAGGTGTCATCGCAGCACTAGGTGCTTATGCACTAACTGGTCAACTTATCCCTGGAGTCTGGTAATGCCACAAGGTAAAGGTACATACGGTACAAAGAAAGGTCGTCCACCTACTAAGAAAAAGTAATGGCTAAGCCTGGACTTTGGAGTAACATCCACGCCAAACGCAAACGCATTGCATCTGGTAGTGGAGAGAAGATGAGGAAGCCTGGATCTCCTGGTGCTCCTACTAATCGAGCAATTAAAAACTCACAATCTAAAAAGAAAAATAGCTAAATAGATTTAACGGGAGGTGCAATTCCTCCTCTAGCTCTAGCCAGCCAAGGCTTAAAAATGGTCTTACTTAATTTTACTTACCCAACCATGAACTATTACTTAAATGACCGCTGTACTTTCAAGACCACAAAAACTAAATAACTGGGAAGCCTTTTGTAACTGGGTTACCTCTACTAACAACCGTCTGTATGTCGGTTGGTTTGGAATCCTAATGATTCCCACGCTGCTTGCAGCTACCACTTGTTTCATTATCGCCTTTGTTGGCGCACCACCTG